TTATGTAGAGATTGAAAGCATCTCTAAACTGATTAAGAAGCGGGATGATAGCATTAGTATAAGCTGCCGACCCTGCCTCTTTCATGTTTGAATAGGTCTTATTAGTTGAGTCGCCCATTAGCTCAGAGCCTATATGATAGATATTACAGAGAGTTCTAAGATCCATCTTGTCAGACTCAATGATATTCAAATCCACAGGCGACATCCCTATCTGCTGCCATTTGATGTCTGCTGCTGTAATTATTGGCTTTCCCCAGTTATTCGGACCTGTCTTACGTGCAAAGCGTTTTTCAATCATCTCGGCCTGTTCCTCTGTGAAATCCGATTTTTCACTATTAGGGCTTATAAACCCAAAGGCTCCCATATTCTGAAAGCTCGAAACAAAGGAGTCATAGCTTGAGTTTGATTTTGTCATCACTCTCTTTGCTGCCCTCAATGGAGATAGGCCGTAAAGAAAAGCACCACTTAGATATTCCGGTGTCCAGTATTTCAAATGAATGATCTGCTCCGGTGGGATGAGGTCTGATTGCTGGAGGTACTGGTATCCTTTTATTGGCTCCATCCGATCACCTCCGATCGGTTTGATAATCTGAGAAGGGATTGACCATAACTCTTTTACTTTACCGGCATTCTGTCCCCCTTCGGGTCCTATGCAGTGAATATAAGAATCGCCAGTAATAAGCTTAAACCCGCAAACCTGTTCAAAGAACTCAGCCCATCCCTGCATCACATTAGGAGTGGAGAATAACTGATTAAGCTCGTGATCCGGCAATGCAATCAAAGCCTTAGTCTTTACTGCCTTTACATTAAAATCGTACTTTGTTGCACTCTTGTAAGCTCTTAGAGCCTTTTCTTCCTTTACCTCATAAACCCCCCAGGGTATTGCTCCTGCTTTCTGGGCAATGAACGACACGATAGAATAAACAAGAGGGTTATATAGATAGCCCTCGTTTATGTATGTATCAGTATTGTCCGGTGGATAAGCCGGTCTGTTTTGAACTAACCTGAGTAATTCTGAATACACCTGTGTCCCGACAGACCTGATAAGCTCCTTATAAAGCTTAGTCCTACTAAATAGCCATGATCCTACACCCATTTAGAAGATATAAAATACAAAGATAATAAATTTATTTATATTTAGTCTAAATAAAGATAAAAAGTTATTAACGTACAAAGAACTTTCTTTGCTGTATTGTCATCAACTCAGTTAAGCACCATACAAGAGCGTCCATTCTGTTCGGTGACTTATCCCCAGGAAGCCAGAGACACATTTCATCCTCAAGCTTATTAAACCTACCTACATGGTGGACCTTGCCCCTCTCATATAATGCAGCGATAGGCTCGGCTCTCAGATACTTTCCCCGTGAAGCCACAACACTTTTATAAGCTGTATCAGGTGAAAGGTTCTTGATTATTGTCTCAACCATATCGCCCCCGTAATTACTCTCTCCTATTATCCGGTCTGCTTCCCATTCTATATAAGCCTGGATAGCTTTATAAGCCCAGCCATTGGGAGTGAATAGCCCCGAAAGGTCCTGTAATATATATCCTTCGCCTTTTGAGTCTGTCCCGGCAACCATTATTCCTGCTTCGTCAGAAGTTGTCTTGTCGGATCCTGAAGGATCAATACCTACGACTATCCTTGTCAACTCAGGAGCTTTATCTACTCTGTACTTTTCTATATCTGATCTTCGCCATAAAGCACCGGGAGCCTCGTCTATGTCTTCAGCCATTATCTCCATGCGGTAACTAACCGAGGACATATCAGAAGCCAGATCGTCTATTGCTTCTTTGGGAATGTGAGGGTTATCATAAGTAGTAAAGGTGAATGCTTGCCACCGACCCGAAGTATCTGCTTGAGCTTTCTTAAATAATTTTGCTGCGTGTTGTGGATCATTGGCCTTAGTGACTGAACGGGACCTAAGCGAAGGAGGGGTATAAATAAATATCGCATCACCGTTATTGTCAAGAAGCATAGGCGCACCGACAACCTCCCAGGTATCTTCATTCATTAGCTGAAACTCGTCAAGAATAAGAACATCTGCATAGTCGCCTCTTAATGTGTCAGCGTTCCATGCTGTTTTGGCTCTTATACGTTGCTCGGTTGTTTCAAGTTCAATAACGTGCTTTGTCTCGTTTTTATAGAATATTCCTTTGCTTATTGCTTCCCTTAACGATTCACAAATCAAATGCCAGAAACGATCTATCTGTTCCTGAGTTGGTGCTGCATAAAGTACCCTCTTGCCTTCGAGGAATTGTTCTACTGCAAATATTGAAGATCCATAAGTCTTGCCTCCACGTCTCCCGGCACGAATAATTTTACGCTTAGCCTTTGAACGGAGAAATTCTAATTGTTTTGGATGAGGTTGCGGAAGGATTACATCAACTTCCTTTGTCTTGGTATTTAACATTTATATTGATTGTACCTGAGTGATTATCCTCCTGTCGTTCTATATATCCTCTACTTTTTCCTTTAGTCTTTAAATAGAATATTGTTGCAGTTGTGTCTTTAGCTTCTATTTGTCTATATAACATTGATTCGGCAAAATCTATGGCATCTTCTGATATATCATCAACTGCCGTTTTGTATTCAGGATCATTTTTATACCAATCATAATGAGTCTGACGACAAATACCAACTTCCTTACAAGCTACTGCAACTACCCCTAATGACTTAGAGAGGGCTTCTACCATTGCTTTTTTATGTATGTCAGTTTTAGTCAATTTAATTTATATAAATTGTTTTTCCCGATCACAAATACCTCAAATGGTAATTTAAATCTATTTATAATTGCCTGTATTTCGTAACTGTATTTATTAGTTATGATTATATATCGGTGTATTTTTATGCCATTTTGTTCACAATCAATAAGATATGACATCATCTGAGAAATAGCATCTGTAAGTTGCAGATAGTGATCGGTTGGTTTTTTTACTTCACATAAAATATTCCCCTTATCAGTAGTTATAAAGAAATCTACTCTTTTAGATTTACCACCCTTTTTTTGGCATTTGCATAAATGAAATTCTTTTTGATGTGATATATATTTTTCATTCAAGAGATCATTGCATAAATTAACTATATTAGTCTCTAAAAAATCACAAAAATAACTTTCCTTATCGAAGTCCAATTTATCTTTGAGAACATCTATTTCACTTACATGTTTCATCATCATTTCTTTGGAGGCTTTCTCCTTCTTCCTCTACAACCCATTTAATTCCTTCTTAGTGATATATAAATCAAATTTCTCGCCCTGGGCTTTGTACTCTTGAAGGGTTTCTTCGTCAGTGTAAGTTATTTCTTCTCGCTCGCAGGAAAAAAGAATAACAACAAATAATATTAAAAACAATTTCTTCATGTAAAGATAGTAAAAATTTGTATCATTTCAAAATTAGTTATGAACAAAAAGAATGCCAGGTATCTTTATTATCTCAAAATTCTTATCTCTGCAATAATTAGCACAAGCTACACAATAGACACCATCTGCCTCATATCTATCTGAAGTAAATCCTATTTTCTTCGCAATACTGCTTCTTACGATAAAAGCTCCCATATCTATGTTATTTATAAGCGGCTTTGTCTTCAGTACCCCGTAAGAATAATAGTTATGCAGCATATCAAAGTAAATCATTCCTACTGTCTTTGTCATGTGATTCTGACAGTAACGAATGAACTCAGGAACATAATAATTATCATCGTTTGTTATTAAAACAAAGTCGTCTTCATCGACCGGAAGTCTTTCAAGCATTGAGCGTCTGTTCGGGTGTCCGTAATTACCTAATCTCTTATCGCTCCGATAAAATGTAATCTTTGGGTCTGTCGCATAAGTATCAAATATCCTCTTAACCGTTACAGGAACCTCGCCATCATGAATAACATGAAGCTCCCAGCGATCATCAGTCTGAACCTTAAAAGAGTCAATCAGTATTCTTAACGGTAAAGCCCTGTTATAAGCAACTATTATTACTTTTACTGTTCCCATTCTTTATTAATAAGATTCCTTCATCAAATAATATATCCGGGCTTTTTGTTGCCTGGATAACCCTATTGGCTTCTTCAAGTTTTCGAATGCGCCATTCGAGTTCAATAATTTTCTTTTTTAAGTCTTTCATAATTCCCATTTACCTTCGATTTCTTCTCTACCTTCTTTTTTTAACTGCATTCTGGTCCCACCATAAGGATGCAGAACATATTCACATGGAGTCCCAACCCAATTAGCTCCCCTGCCTTCAGTATGCCCCGTTAATCCCGGAAAACTTTTTATTCTCCATAACTGATCAGAATTATGAAGCGCATTTGCTGCCTTATACCACGGCGCACCATGATGAACAAATGGGGGAAAACGATAAAACCAGTTACGGTTAATTATACAAAAATAAGGATGCAAATATTTAATCGGTATCTTATGATGATTCCATGTCCCAAAATCATAGCCATCCTTCCCTATTTCTGTAATCCAGCCAACTCCATAAGTCTCATTATCCATAAGTCTTAGCATCTTCTTAACAGGTGACTTAATCATTTGCGTATCTGAATCCATTATAAGAAGATAATCGGTTGTTGCTTTAAGAATAGCAAAATTGAGTCCAAAAGCGTGTCCGAGATTCCTATTAAATCTATAAACAGTAGTTACTGATGAACATATATTATTTAAATATTTTTGACAAATACTCCCTGAATCACTGTTATCAATAATTATCATCTTCATCTGAGGATGAAAATGTCTGAATGACCGATACATTTTCTCAATCAGATCCTTCGTGTTGCAAACAACCGTTATTGCTGTAATGTTTTTCATAAAAAAAAGCGCACCCCGCAGGAAGCCTAACTGATGTTAATTCCTTTAGATATTACACCATGACCCTGCATAGTGCGCTCGATATATCCTTCATTTATTAATAATTCAGTCATAGAACAGTCTCTCGAATAATCTTCTTTGTTAATATAATCCTTACTCATCTTATGGGCATTAAACCAATGAACTGCGATGGCCTCTTCAGATACCGGTATGTTTTTTAAATACAAATCCTCTAAAGAATAAATACAATAAGGATAGAAAAGCTTATAACCTATAAATCTAACCCTGGGATACTTTTTTCTTACTAATTCAGGAGGGAAATGAGCATTTAACAACTGAGTGTTAAAAGCCTGATAGTCATAGGGTGGATTAACAGTGGTTTGCAAGCTTAATATATCCTTTATAAATCTTCCCCCAGGCTCTGAAATAATATTAGATTGATTGTAGTGCGCCCCATTGCCTGAATAATAACAAAGGCTGGTTTCAAAATCTAAATCAATACTTTCAACAGGCTTCAACCAAAGAGTGTCAAAGTCACTATAAACCCCTCCCCAATAAAAAAGCTCATCCAGCCTGCAAATATCCGATAACTGCACCCCTGTTATATTAGTACAGCCGGGACCGATATTATTGAAAGCATTCCGCAACGGATTGGAATAATAACCAACCGGAGGCTTATAAACCCAATCCGCAATCTTAATAAATTTCAATCCCATTATCCAGTCCATCAGAAATCTGCTGTTACTAAGTGTTTTGCCCTGTAATTGTTTTCTTTGAGAAACTCAAAGTATAAATCCCTATTGTTTGCCGGTCCCGCAGGACGATTACCAGAGTAGTGCCATTGGTGAAACACAAATGGATCCCTGATAAATTTTATTTTTAATCCCAACGTCCTGACCTGATGGACAAAATAGTTATCTTCATAATCCTTCCCGTCTATGAATCTCTCATCAAAACCGTTCAGTTTTCTGAGGTTCTCGGTCCGTAAAGCACAGCAGAAGTGATAAGCAGCCGGACGATATGTTTCGTGGTTATACCAGGCTGACTCACCATCAAATGAAGCTCCTTTGTCTCTGATATTTAGTGGTGTCGGCAGTTCATTTTCTGACAGGGAATAACAGTGATAACTCCAATACTCATTAAGCGGCACGTTTGCAGCATGAGAGATAATGTCTCCCTGATGATATGATTCAGCATTTTGTATAATTATAACTTCCGGGTTTCTGAGTAGGGCGAAATAGAATCCTACATTATAAGGAATCCCAGAGTTAAACCACTGACGTTGGAAAGTATAACCACCGATTAACTTTAGAATATGAATCTTAAATGGATAACCTGAAATAGTAATGTCTTTTTCTGAACGGTCATCAACAATTATAACCTCAAAATCTTCGTATTTGGTTTTTGAAATACTTTCAAGAGTTCTATTTAGTTGCTCCTGGCGATTGTGATATGTCATCACTACTGAAATCATTTCATAAACCTATCTTTGTGTGATGAACTCTTATTAGCCCTCTGATAGTAATATTTCTCGTCTTCGGGTAGTGAATTAAAATCTGTATAATACCAGGGGATGTGCTTACAGGTATATGGCCTATTAGTCCTTATTGCGCTATGACCATATTCACCAATCGGATAACGATAAAGTGCAAAAGTAGTATCAGTGTCAGCCTCAAAATACATATTATCAAGTGGATATTTCCAATATGGTACTTCAGGACCATTCTTTATAAATCTCCCCTCTTGAGTATCGGGCAGATCATTAATCTCAAGACTAAGAGCACATTTAGAGTATCCTGGATATTTATCAAGTCCGGCATTAAGTACCGTTAAGAAGTCATCCGGCACTCCTGTTAAATCAAGATCAGGATCTGTGAGAATAAACCTTTCTTTAATCTTTAACATATCGAGGATCGGAACAACCCACATAACTGTATGGCCGTAATTTCCTGGGAGCCTTAAAACCTGATAAGAAGTATTTTTATAATACTCAATCAAAGGTGGATAGTCGGAGTTGTTATCAATAAAAATAGGAGAGCATCCCCTCGCAGCAACCCAATCAGCTAATTTCACCGGAAGCGTTAATCGGTTAAAATTAATTATCAGCACCTTCATTCCTGAACCCTCCTATTTTTTTTCTTCTCATTATCTCACAAGCATAATGCCACGTTGAATTATCACCTCTTGTTAGTTCGTACATAATTAACCCGCTATCCCTTATAACTATCCCTGTTACTATCTGCATATCACCCGGCACGGTCTTTAAATAAACCTCCTCTTTTACGTCAAACTGTAAATCAAAAGTCTTTTTCATACCGTTGCCAC